TTTTTTTTCAAGCAGAAGACGGCATACGAGATTTCTGCCTGTCTCGTGGGCTCGGAGATGTGTATAAGAGACAGCTCGGTATCAATCAGTCATCTTTCAATAATCGCCTCAAACGCGCCGCTGAGCGAGGGTTTTTCATACAAGACGAGCCGGCCATGCCCGGCTTTCGCATTTCTCAGACCTCGGAGACCCAGGACAAGGACGGTCAAGTCGTCCGCCGCTCAATCCAACAACGCCCGGAGCACGGTCAAAAATTCGAGATCCCCAAAGGGTTTGCTGTCTCGCGCGTCACAGCGCTCACAAATCCCGATGGCGAAGAGATCATCAAGTGGACACAGGCGAAGCCGGGCGAGCCCGACCCGCTCGAGATCGCCGAGCGCCTGAAGAAAGTCTTCGAGGACTACAAACCGGCAGCTTTACCGACGCCGGCGCCCGAAGGCGCGCGCGAAGAGCTCTGCACTCTGGTTCCATGCAACGACTGGCATATCGGTATGTTCGCCTGGGGCAAGGAGGTCGGTAACGACTGGGACCTCCAGATCGCTGAGAAGACGATCGGTGCCACGGTCGAAGAAGTCATCCAGCGCTCCCCGCGGTCCGGACACGGGATCATCCTGGGTGGCGGCGATCTCATGCACGCCGACAACAAGCGCAACGAGACCGCCAACGGCACACCACAAGACGTCGACGGTCGCTATGAAAAGGTCGTCGACACGGCTACGCGCCTCATGGTGCGCACGATCGACGCAGCGCTGATGAGGTTCGGGTATGTCGTGGTGCGGATTTTGAAGGGGAACCACGACGAGCACGCTTCGGTCGCTATCTCCTACTTCCTGAAGGCCTGGTACCGGAACGAAGTCCGCGTCTCGGTGGATGTTGATCCATCCTTGTTCTGGTGGTGGCGGTTCGGTCAGGTCCTGCTCGGCGCCACGCACGGGCACACCATCAAGATCGAGAAGATGCCAAGCATCATGGCACACCGTCGCGCCGCGGACTGGGGCAGCACCAAGTATCGCTACGTGCACGGGTTCCACCTCCATCACTCAGCGAAGTTCGCCACGGAGGGCAACGGCGTCATCTCGGAGATCCACCAGGCGCCGATCCCGCAGGATGGATGGCACTACGGATCCGGCTTCCTCTCGGGGCGCTCGATCCAGGCGATCACCTACCACAAAGAGACCGGAGAAAAGGGCCGCGTACGCGAAGCCCTGATGGACGCATGAGTACCTCTATCGTCTTCGACGCGCCTCCGACCGTCGCTCAGTTCATGAAGAGCACAGCGTTCGGGCGCCTTATCGCTGGGCCTGTCGGCTCGGGCAAGACCACCGGCTGCATCTTCGAGCTCTTCCGGCGCGCTTGTGAGCAGGCGCCGGCCCCCGACGGCATCCGTTACACCCGCTTTGCCATCCTCCGCCAGACGCTCAGTCAGCTCAAGCAGACGGTCCTCAAGGACATCACGGGCTGGCTCAAGGGAATGGCCGCCTACAAAGTCTCCGACAATACGATCACGATCCAGATCGGAGATGTTCACAGCGAGTGGATCCTCATCCCACTCGAGGACATTGAGGACCAGCGACGTCTACTCTCGATGCAGCTCACGGGCGCCTGGATCTCGGAAGGCATCGAGATCGCCGTCTCGCTCATCGACCCCATCGCCGGCCGCTGCGGCCGCTATCCGTCGGCGGCCATGGGCGGCGCGACCTGGATGGGCATGATTATCGACACGAACATGCCGGCCGAGAGCTCGGACTGGCACAAGTTCATGCTCAGTCCCGAAGAAGGCGGCATTCGCCCTGTCGACTGGGAGGTTTTCATTCAGCCTGGCGGTCTCGAAGAAGTCGCCGAGAACCTCAACTGGCTGACGCAGACGAGCGAGACACTCAAACTCCCGATCGACCACCCCGATCGCCTCGCCCAAGGCAGGCTCTATTATGAGCGCCTGGCGCGCTCCAACGGCGCCGACTGGGTGAAACGCTACGTCCACGCGCAATTTGGTGATGATCCCTCCGGCACCGCGGTGTTCCGAGAGTCGTTCAAAAGCTCCTTCCACGTCGTACCCGAGCTCGAGCCGGTCTATGGGCATCCCCTTCTTGTGGGGCAAGACTTCGAGCGCGACCCCTGCACGATTATCTGTCAGGTCGACCACAAGGGCCGCCTCCTGGTCCTCGAAGAAGTCATCGCCGAGGATATCGGACTAGAACTCCATATCGAACGGGCCGTGCGCCCTGCTCTGTCACAGGCTCGTTATCTCGGGCGACTCATCGCCATGGTCGGAGATCCAGCTGGCATCGCCAAGGGCAACATCCGCGAAGAGACCTCCTTCGGGGCCCTCCAGAGACTTGGCTTCACGGCTGTCCCTGCGCCGACCAACGACATCGACCCGCGGATCCGGGCTGTAGAGACGTGGCTGCTCCGGCAGATCGACGGTGGCGGTGCCATCCTGATCGACAAGTCTCGGTGCCCCACCCTCGTCCGCGCCCTCTCTGGTGGGTACCGCTACGCCAAGACCAAGGCTGGGCTGCGCAAGCCGAAGCCCGAAAAAAGCCACCCCTGGAGCGATGTCATGGACGCCCTCCAGTACGTGTGTCTGGTTGCACATGGGCGCATGCACCAGCTCGTGGCGCGGCATCTCCAGAAAACAAGAAACCCCCGACCGAAGCTTCCGGCGGGGGCTTGGACTTGATGGTTACCTTGTAGGGTAATCAGTTCGCGACCTGCTCCACGACGCGTGCGTGGTTGGTTGGGTCCTTGTCCACATAGGTGTGGGCCGCCCAGGTCTTGATCTCCTTGAACCGCTTCTGTGGATACCCCGGGACGAGCTCGCACCTGCGATGTCCCACCGGGATCAAGGCGCTGAACGGGTTCACGTTCCACACACAGTCGGCCCTCGAGACATGCTTGCCGATGGGCGACATGGGGAGCCAAATTGTGGGATCCTGGACCTGCAGGTAGTGGATCTTGCGCTTGGTCGCGGCCTGCACCCAGGTCGCAGCGTTGCCGCCGTTCGAGTTACCCACCACGACGATGCGCCGGCCGGCCGGCACCTTCTTGATGTCCTCGACGACCTGCTGCCATTCGTAGAACTGATAGATAGGCCTGACCTTGGCGCCTTTCTTCCTGAGGGTCTCGGCGAGGGTATCCTGGCCGCTCGAGAACACTTTGCCCCCGAGGCCGTAGAGCTGAAACACCTCAGTCTTAGCCCGGGCGCGGTCGACAATGCCGCCCATGACCATCACGAATGCGACCGCCCACCCAACGACCACGATCCACCCGCAGATCCCGATGCTCGGGGCGCGATTACTCGGCATCTGCCAGTCTCCTCTGCCACTCGGCGAACTTGGTGACGGTCTGCTCGTAGTCCTCGAGCTCGTCCCCGGAGAGGACTATGTCCGGCCTCCGGGGGTCGTCTTCGTTGATCTTCTTGAGGGTGAGGAATGGGTACTTGCCGAACTGGTCGACTCGGAACTGGTGCTGAGCCATAGACGGTCCTCCCTATGCCTCACGCGATCATGGGGTCTGCTCGCAGTGGGCGAACAAGTACTCAAACTTGTTGTCCACCAAGAACTTACGCACCAAGGGTAGTGGCACTGCGAAGCCGAGTACCTCGTTCACCCGGTGTGCGAGGACAGGCACGCCGACGAACTCGCCGTTCATGTTGTAGACGGCGCCCCCAGAGTTACCCCCGACGACGCCCCCCGAAATCTGCATGAGGCTCTGGCGCTCGTCCGTGTTGTGCACGCCGAGGAGGCCGTAGTCGCGCTGCAGGCTAGCCACAACGCCCACTCCGACGCTCGCGTAGAGAAGCGCCATGGGGTTCCCCACGATGTAGACGTGATCCCCGCGAGCCGGCTCCTGACAAGAGAAGCGCGCCGCGAAACGCGCCGGAATGGGATCCTTGGACTGGACAAGTGCGAGGTCCTTCTCGCGGTCCACCACCAGGAGCCTGACCTTGTACTTGGTCTCGGTGACACTCTCGGAGCCCGAGAACGTCAGCCTCGAGATAGTGCCGTCGCGCAGGCGCCGGACTTTCTCCTTGGTCACGACGCCTTCGTCGGAGATCTTCTCGCGCTCAATGATCTCGTATTGGTTCTCGACGCAGTGGTTGGCCGTGAGGATCACCGACTTCTGCGCGTCGATGATGGTCCCCGAACACCCTGCGTTGACCAGCACGTTCGTGGTATCGACGGTCCGGTTCATGTCGCCGCGGTCCCAGGTATAAGAGACAGGTGTAGAGAACGCCACATGGACGCCCCAAAAGAAGAGCGCCAGGGCAATACCAAGTGCGATGAGCGACGCGATGAGATACTCGAGGACCTTCCCGAAGTCGACGTAGGGCATGTGTGCCTCTCCTTGTGTCTCGCGTCTTACGGCGCCGCAGCCCGACTGAGCGCACGCTCCGCGCCGGGTCGGAGTGACTTCTTCATGTCCAGATTGAGCGCCTTGAGCTCGCGCCAGTCCTCCTGGGTCATGTCCGAGCCCTTGGCGCGGATGTCCCAGCGACGGTTCTGGTTCTCGATGATGAGTCGGAAGATCTTGGGCAGGGGCGGCTGCGTGACGACACTCCGCACGACAAGCGGACCGCATCCTGGGCCGGGCTCTTCTGTGTCTTCTGTGCCTAGTGCGGGTGCCTCCATGGCGCGGAGCTCGCGCTCGTCGGCGTCCTGCTCCT